GCTTTTACTCCATAGGCATTAGCTTCAATGCTAGAATTGCTTCCGTAAGCGGCTTTTACTTCATTGGCATTAGCTTCAATGCTAGAATTGCTTCCGGAAGTAGCTTTTACGCCGCTTGTATTAATAGTGACGTTAGACGCGCCACTAGTAGTGGACACTTTAGAGCTACCGTTAATATTAACAGTCGGGGCCGTATCTGTGATTGAAGTCGTTGCAGTTCTGTTAATGTTTTTAGCTGTCTCAAGTAGCGTTTCTTTAGGGCTTGTAATACTGTTCGGCCCGTGATATTGAATAAGGGTTTCGTCTTCCACCTTTAAATCAAGGTCAGGGTTGCCTTTTAGCGTCACGTGTCTTGCCATAATTTCATAAGCATCGGCAATTTTAGTGATTGTAACTTGATACCGATTTACTCCACGTACGATTGTCCAATCGGCATAGCGGTTTAGGTATGTCGCACAGGTTGCTTTAAATTCGTCATAGAACTTCTGGTTAATTGGTGCGCAGTCTCCAATGAATGTGCTGGAAATTGGATAAACAGCCTTATCGTCAAACACACACGCAACGCTTCCGGTTCCGACTGTTGTACTCCTAACGTTAAGGTTGCCGCAATGCGTGATGAAAGAAAGTGGGTTAGTTGCGATATCCGGGTCAGCGGTCCCACTAAATACAAGGTCTTCAAAGTTGTGACCAACACCGTCAGTCTCAAGATGGGCACAAGCAAGGTGGGTACATTCGCTAGTCTGATGAGATACCAGTTTAACATAATTTGCGCTAACACGGATAAGCTCGATATAGTCTGCGTCGAAGTCAATGTTGGCCGGGTTGCAATGCATATTCTTCAACTTTGCGATTTGGCTACGGCCTGTAATTTTGGTTTCTGTTTTAACAACTTCTCCCGTGGTCGGCGTTGTGGTAGTGACTGTTTCATACGTTTCATTGGAGAATACCACCGTATTTTTCGGCGCAAGAATATAGACGGTATCGTCGCTAGCACCAATAACAGGGTAAGACATATAGAGCTTTCTTGTGATAACGTATTTTCCGTCAGGGATGAACATAATGCGCTGATTGGCGTTGCAATAGTCAAGCACATTCTGGAAAGCGTCGCTGTCGTTGGTTACACCGTCACCTACAGCGGCTTTAAGACCAGCAGGCGGATATTTCACATTAACAACAAGGTTGGCAAAAATAGTTTTGATATAGTCGTTAAATTCATCCGAATGCGCATACGCAATGACAGCTTCTTTAATGTAGTCAGGAAGTTCATTATGGGCTTCAATAAGTTCGTTGATTTTTTCCTGAACTCTAGCCAGAACTTCATAATAGCTGAGGCTGTCGTCGTAAGCAAGAGGAAGAATTTTGTTGCACCAATATCTGATTTTTTCAACGTGAATAAATTCTGTCTTTTCGTTACGCATTTTTACCTCCTATCACCAAAGCCCCATGAAAAGAGGCTCTAGGTCGTTGATAATTAAGCGGTCAATATTCAGGAATGTTTTTCTAAATTCCTGCAAGGTCTTGGCGAAACTAACACCGCCAGATTTGCCTCTAACAGTATTAACGTAGTCGTCAGTTGTTGCAATATCGCGCTCTGTTTTTTGTGTGCCTGTGTTCTCTGTAGATGTTGTGCCCTTCACTTCGCTAGTACCGCTGTTGCTTGTGCTGTCAGCAGTAACTCTATCTGTGAGTTCTTTTACAACACCGTCATCTTTTGCAACCGTATAATTGGTTAAGTAGTTTAAGTCTGTTAAGTTTTCTGTTCTGCCCTGCGGAGTGTCACTATATTTGTTAGTTCGGCTATTGGTAGTTGTGGTTCCTACGTCTCCACTAAGATGAGAATTAGCAGTCCCACTCCCGCTTGTTTTACCGTCTTGCGTATAAGACCCAGCCTGTTTTAGTGCGTCAGTTCGTGTATCTGTTCCTTTATTAGTGCCGCTTCCCTTATGGGTTGTGGTCAAGTCAACATCGTACAGCGGATTAAATTCAAGCAATTCGGATTTATAAAGCTGGTTATAGTAGGGCATAATTTCATTCATTGTAGCCTCTAGCCACAGTTTCCAAAGACCTACCGTTTCAGCGCAAATTTCCCTTGTGTAGAAATGCCTGAGAATCTTGACTTCAAGTGGCAAACGGTATGCCTCATCAAAAATAGGGAAGTCAAAATCGAAAACAAGAGGCGCGGCCTTAGTGAGAATTTCATTTACCTTGGAAAAACCTTGGCTCTCTTTATATCCGGCGTTTACTTCGCAGATATAGCGTACCTCAGTTGTGTATGTACTCATTCGGCCCCCTCCCCACCTTCATTGTCAGTGTCGGATTCAACATCAGGGACTTGATAATCATCTCTATAGTCACACCAAATATTAAGTCCAAACATTTTGTTAATTGCCCTACAAGCTTCACGTCTAGATTCAAGTCGGCTATATCTGCTAGCAATCGTTCCACCATGCGAACGAATGACTTCGTCTGAAATAAGGCGCTCCTTTTTCTGGAAAGAAGTGTTGGAAATGCCAAGATAAGTGAGGGCTTCATTCCAAATCTGTGTTTTCAGCTCATAGAGCTGAGACGCAACATATGGCGCGCCTGTCTGCAATGCCTTGACACCAGCAGTATTTAGATTGCGAGAACCGAAGATAAACGGTTCGTTTCCTTCATACTGCTTATACAGGTTGAGCATAGTGAGCCGTTCCTGTTCATCACAGCAAATGACGATTGGTGTCTTTTGTGCGTTAGCATTAACATCAATTGCGCGGTCAAGATTCCACAGTCGTTTACTGAACATCCTCACGTCAAGCATACTATTTTTATGCAGATAGTTATTCCAAATAATAACTGAATCTTTGTCGGTTAAACTTCGGTTGTAGCCGTTAGCCGCATAAGCACGGCGGTTGACAGGAACACGATACACGTTCAACCCGCCGCCCGTTGAGACCTGTAATGCGAGCTCACCAAGTGCTTCATCGCGGAAGAACACGGCGGCCCCGTCGCGGAATAGCGTAAGTTCAAGAAAACGCACGTCTATAGTGTCAGGAAGATTTTTCCATTCAAACATAGAAATTGCAAGCTCAGTCAGACGGTTGTAATATTGCCTAAAGTTTGCGTTATTCAGTGCCCCCGACTCCCAAAATTGCTTCTCTTTAAGCTTCATAAGCTTTCGCCTCCTCTATAGTCATAGTTCCGTCCGCTAGCTGTGCAGAGATAGGGCGGTTGTCTAAATTATACTGACCGACTTCTGCGCCGTTTCTCCAGAATCTAATGCCACCGTTAAAAATGAGTTTAATTTTTTCAGATACGCCATTCGCGCAATAACCAGTAAGCTGACAATTGACAGTTTTAACGTAGTTCCAGTGGGGGCGTGAATGAGTGTCGGGGATTTTTACTGTTGCAACCTTATAACCGAACATATCGAAATAGTCATCTATTTGGTCAATAAGTTTAGGGTTGACACGCCTAGCAATGAAATTAAACTGCAATAAACCAGCGCTGTACAACGTGGCAGAAGAACCAACACCGTAGGCCATATTCGGGCGTTGTAATGCCGCCGCTACAGTGCCGACAAGCGCCGCCGCGCTAACAAGGGCGACAGCACCAGCCGCAACAGCGCCAGACGTAGCCGCCCCGGCTGATGCATCAATACTTGCGGCTGTAGCTCCTGCTTGCATATATGTTTCGTTGCTAATTGAACCAGCTATCCACGCATTAGCTCTAGCCGTATGCATTGCGTTTGCGGTTGCTTGTAAAGCTCTAGCGTCTGCGGTTGCCTGTAAAGCTCTAACTGTATTAGCGGCGGTTTTGGACGCGCCGCCGATAAATCCTGAAGTGTTCTGAGCTAACCAAGCCTTAAAAGCGTCATTGGTATATGAACACATAGGAAAGCCTGTAATCCCTATTGTCTCATATTCTCCAAATCCGTTATAAGCTGTAGGGTACATAATTAGGCCGGGGGAACAGGTGCTATCTCCGCGAATACCAAACGTGCAGTTGTCGGTATCGTAAAAATATTCGTACTTATACGAAACGCTATCTCCCGCATTATTTACTACCAGCAAATATGAAAACGGATACGCTTTTAATTTATTGTTATGAACACTTCCCCCGTTACTTCTTTTAATTGACGTGTCTTTTGGAACTGAATGGTTAATCTGTTGCAAGTTGCCTCCTGCGGTAAATAAAAACCTTGGGGCATAGAAAATACTAACGATTCCGTCGCTTTTATTTTTAGCCGCCGCCATAGTTACAAAGTTTTTAGCGTCTTGTATACCCTCATCTGTTAAATCAAACATATTATAACATAGGCCAGTAAACAAACCGTTAAATCTTCCAGCTACGCTATCTACAAAATCAGTGTTGAAGGTTGCCGCCACAATCATAACTAAATCATTAACGCTAACGGGAGAGCCATATTTAGCCGATTCATAATAGTCTTGAATGTCGATTCCTTCATCGATTAAATTTTTATAAAGTGTATCGTCTGCTACTGTTTCTCGCTCCACAAGGCATCGTGTTAGCGTAGCAAGGAACCAATATGTCTGAATAACATCAATTTCATAAATGAACTCAGTGACCGCCTCATTGATATACTTCACACCAGTAACAAAAGCATAATACCAATTATCACTAGCCACATTAGGATTTTTCTTTCCATCCCACGCGAGATAATTCACAGTCTCGCTTTCCGTGAAAGCTACCTGCAACCGGATTCTCCCTCTACTGGGCCTTTGGAATGATTGGTTCGTAAATGTCTTGTAAACCAGTGTATTCATGTAATTTGTTTGCGCAACTACGTTAGCAAAGTATAGGCTATTTTCATAGTCTGGCCCACAAGGATAGCGGCGCATAAGCTTAATAGTTGTGTATGGCGATGCTCCCAAATTTACCCCTCCTTATAAGTAAGGCCCCAGTTTCCCGGGGCCTTGTTTGGTTCTTAGAACAGGCTGTCTTTGAAGAAGGTAATAGTGTCACCGACGTTCGCGGCGCTGGAAAGGTTGCCCTTGGTATAAGTGCCGCCGGAAATTGCCTTAGTGCCAACAGTATAACCAGTACCGCCAAGGTCAATCGCCGCCACGTAGTTAGTGCCGCTAGGCATAATGACCGCACCATAGGGATGAACGGCAATTTTCTTGGTGGTGGCGTCCTGCGTCTGGATAAAGCGATAGTTACCCGGTTTGAGGTTGGCCGCGCCAGTGGCAAGAAGGGTAAGAACAACATTGGAGCCGTCAACAGACTTGTCAGACACCTTGAAAGTTAGGCTGTCAGGAAGCACGGAGTCGGCGGCGTCATCAACAAAGACAATGGCGTTGGAGAATGGGCTGAAAGATACGGTTTTCCAAACGTTGTAGAAGTAGTTCCAGTACATACCAGAAGCGACGTACTTCTCCGTCATTTTATCCATGTTGTCATAGACTTGGAACCACTCGCCGTCAACAAGGACCGCCTTGACATTCTTCATAAGGTCAAGTTCTGCCTGAGTGACTTCCTCAATCTGGTCAGAACCAGCCATAATGACTTCGAAGCGGTCATTGTCAAACGTGCTCCAATCGTCAATCAGCTTGAGCTTGCCCATGAAGTCGGCCTTATCCATGTTGAAGGCCGCCGCCAGAACATCAACGTCATATTCTGCGTTGAAGTCTGCGTCCATGAAAATATACTGGTCCTGCTTCGGGGTTGCCGTGGTAACGCCAGCCCCATTGTAGTCCTTGGACATAAAGGTAATTTTGTTGGACGCGCCACGGAATTTCTTCGCAGCATTCTTCATGTCGGCTGAATCAAAGGCAATAGGCTTCATCTGGCCCTGCGTAATGCCCTTAATCATCAAATACTTGAAGAGCAGATATTCGTCGTATTCGGCGGCAGTATATACGGCATCGACGATTTTTGCGATAAGGTCCTGAACACCCTGCATGGACAGGAACGCCATGCGTAGGTCTTCGTCCTGAATGGTGATAGGATACTGAACGCGATAGTTCATCGTGTGGAACGCAGTGCGAACGTCAGGCATAGACCGTTTATGCTCCCGGGCATCTGCCTTTTCGACGGAGAACTCACGCGCCTTGGTGATGTTCACAAACACGTCTTCAATGGTTTCGCCAAATTCAAGATAGCCCTTTTTGAGGTCCTTATAGGGGTTGTTAAAGACAGCAGACTTCACGCGAGTTGCCGCGATTCTGTTTACCAACGTGTTGATGAACTGGTTGGCAAGGGCGGGATAGCCGTACAGGACTTCACCAACTCTTGGAATGTCGCTTTCTTTTGTAATGGTAGGTACCTGATTCTGATATTCAAGTGAAGCATTGGCCCTAATCGTATTCAGAATGTCAATCGTGGAAGCGTTGAGAGTGGTAACGCTAATTCTTCTAGGCATTTTATTCCTCCTTAAAAAGTGCCTCAAACGTTAGCGGACGTTCGTCGTCTGAATCGTCTGCATCGTCATCGGAATCTGAGGCGGCAAAGAATCTGTCTTTATACCTCTGCCGCCATACGGCGTCATTTTGTTCATATTTAGTTTTCCAATCGGTCCCGCTATTTGCTTCCAGAGAATCAATTGAATCCGAAACGTCTTCAATGATTGCCAGTGCGGAATCATCCGTAGATTCCCCCACCACCCCGCGAATAGCTTCAAGCAGTTCCGCTTTAGTTTTAACGGCCATTCACCATGTCCTCCTTTTCAAATAAAACCATATAGGTAATTTTTTTGTCTTGCTTGGCTGAGGCCCGGGCGGATTAGTATTGAAATAATCTGCCCACTTTTTGCACATTGTCAGTCTGTATGCATATGAATTTGCCGCAGACACGTTGTTCGGTTTTTCATACTTCAATTCAAAAGCGCCTACAAGCTGTTCAAATGTGTAAGCCTCACCGCTAGAGGATTTACCAGCGATAAATTCGTCAAAGGTAATATAATAAAAATCGGCAATATTTACACCGATGTTAGCAAACTGTGTTTTGTAGTAGTTGTACAGCCCGGAACCCCAGTTGCTACGAACGGTATCAAGGAAATACTGCGTCTGGGCCGCGCCGTCGGATGACTTGCCGGGCTGGTCCGAAAAGTTAGGGCCATATCCGATAGAGCCATACTTAGAAGCATTGGTAGAATTGATATATGATTTTGCGGGAGTAAAACCAAACAAGCCGTAACCGTGTTGCATGGGGGCAGAGGAAGACCAGTCAACAAATTGTGCGTAGGTCGGTACATTGTCAGCTTCCCAACGCCAAGGGTTGCCGCCACCTTCGCCCATTACGTTACCTAGCATGGCACAAATACTAGGCGCAGACCATCCCTTATCTTGGCACATAAGGTACATTTCTGTAGCGTTTGACTGCCCTTCTATTGTTGTATAGTTATAACCGCCTTTTGGCTTAGCATACCACGCCATACTTTATACCTCAAAATTAAGAATTAGCCCGCTAACCTTATTCAAATCGACGTTTACGGTTAGAACGCTTTTGTTGGTCGGTTCTTCTTTGCGTTTGTTATCGGCGTTTAAGAGCTTATTAACAATGGCCTGAACCTCAGCATAATTATAGCCAGCCTCAGTTAGCCTTTTGCGACGCACATCGCCGTCCCCCCACTTGCCGACAATCACTTCACGCGCCACGGTTTCCAGCTTATTCATTTAAACCTCCTTGGTGTCCAGTTTGTCAACAAGCTGTTGCATTACAATGGTGTTATTTTGCAAAGCGTTTGTAAGATTGCTAATTTCAAGTTTGTGACTTTCTTGCTGTTTGTTGATATACCAAAAACAAATCAAACAAACCGCAATAGGAAAGCCAAGAGTTGCGATAATCTGGGTAATGCCGTTCACGTCCATGTCACATTCACCCCCTTTAGCCCATAACTTATTATACCACAAGGGTTGACTTTTGTCAAGAAATATGATATAATAAACTAATGGGGGAGGTGATTGTATTCATGTATACAAGCCAGTATTATGACGGAAAAAAGCTCCTCAGTTTGACAGACATAGACGGCAATAAGCCTGAAATTTATATGGTTACTACGAACCGAACAGGTGGTAAAACCACATATTTTGCGCGGCTTTTAATAAAGCGTTTTCTTGCACATGGTGAGAAATTCGCTATTTTGTACCGCTTCAATTATGAGCTTGATGATTGCGCGGACAAATTTTTTAAAGACGTTGGTTCTCTGTTCTTTGGGGGTATGACGATGGAATCAAAGCGCAAAGCTAGAGGAATTTACCATGAACTTTTCTTAGATGAGAAGCCGTGCGGATATGCTATTTCGCTTAATAGTGCGGACCAGCTCAAGAAGTATGCGCACTTATTCAACGATGTTCAGCGTATGTTTTACGATGAATTTCAAAGCGAAACTGACCACTATTGCAATGATGAGATACGTAAATTTCTGAGTATTCACACCAGTATTGCTAGAGGTCAGGGAAAACAAACTAGGTATGTGCCAGTATATATGTGCGCAAACCCTGTGTCAATTGTTAATCCTTATTATGTAGAAATGGGAATAAGCGCAAGGCTCAAATCAGATACTAGGTTCCTGCGCGGTCATGGCTTTGTGCTTGAACAGGGTTACAATGAAAGTGCATCGGAAGCGTTAAAAGCAAGCGGGTTTAGCAAAGCGTTTGCAAGCAATTCCTATGTAGCTTATTCAGCAGAAAGTGCTTATTTAAATGATAACGTAGCATTTATCGAAACGCCACAGGGTAACTCAAGATACCTAGGAACGCTTAGATACATGGGCACAGATTATGCTTTAAGAGAATACCCAAATCAGGGTATTATTTACTGTGACAGGCGTGTAGATTCTACATACCCTTATAGATTAACTGTGACTACAGAGGACCATCAAATTAACTACGTTATGCTAAATAAGTTTGATGATTTTGTATCTAATATGCGATACTATTTCAAAAAGGGTTGCTTCCGATTTAAGGATATGCAATGCAAAGAGGCAGTAATTAGTGCCTTATCTTTCTAGCTATCTACCGGAGCTAATTTCACTGATGACAGCGGATAGCACGGATGGAATATGCCGCCGTATGTCATTATCGGCAATAGCTGGCCGCCTTGAAACCCCTCCGGCTAAGGATAGACATAACCCCTCACCGTTTTGGTGGGGGGTTATCTCATTTCAAAGGTTGTCGGTACAAGCAGGACGCCGCCCGGTATACGCTTTGGAAGAAGTTTGCCCGGAATGCGAAGTCCTATTTTAAAGTCTTCTATTGTCCGTTTCGTGGATAAAAAATCTGCCTCATCTTGGTCGGAAGACGTGTGCCCACCCTCCATGGACTGCACAAAAAGGCTTTTACAGCTTTGCGGCATACCAGCGCACTTTAAATTGTAGTACGGTTCACAGTCTTCAAGGTCTTCCTTCACGACGTGTTCAATGTAGGTTTTCTGACGCACAAAATAGCCAAGGTCCCAACAGCTTTCTAGCTTCCAGCAACAAAAATCTTTATCGTGTACCTTAATTCCTTTAATATCCTCTGGCGCTAAATCACAATGAATGCTGTCAGTATCAGCATAAATGAACCCGGGAGAATCGACACCGTGATAGTTCTTTTGGGCCGCACGGATGGTAAAGTTTCTTGCATAGCTTGTAATGGCAGAACCTACCGCTATATAACCGGGCTTTTTGTCGTGCGCTGATACTGTTATGAAGCCCAAAGAACGGTCCGGTTTCGTATACGCCACTTTAAAACTAGAATCAGTGCTACTTGCTAACTTGCCGTATAGATTATTTAGGAACAACTTTGCTAGTTCGCGTTTAGCCCCCTTTGAAAGAAGTTTAATCTGCTTATATTTCTTTATGTATTCGTCAAAAACCCCTAGCGTTGTGGTAAACCAACACCCGTCAAGCACTTCTAAATCTACCAGATTATAGTGCTCATTCAACAGATGCCAGTCTGTGCAAGTCAGCGTCATTTCCACAATAGCAGGTCTTTCTTCACCGTCAAAATCAAGATACGAACGATAATACTTCCCTGTTTTTGGATCGTAGATATCGGACGTGGTTAGCATTTCAGTTGCGCTATAACTGAACGAATGCTTCAATTGTATAAAAGGTAGCTTGCCCTCCTTTATATAAAATCTGGTACGTATACGCACAAAGAAGAAGTGCGAGTTTGCATATGCTAACTCCGGTATTGGTCCTTTCCAAAAATGAGGCTGATGAACCGGATAAACGTTGCCAGATTCAGAACTCATCATGCTAGGGTACAAGGAATTAACATCGGCAGTAGTCCCGCCACGCTTTATTTTATTTTCCTTTCCCTTGACCAAGTAACACCAGCCGCCACGATATGATTTTCGGATATATTCACCAGCATTTTCCGCCCCAAACGATTTATCTAGTGGGAATTCGTATAGATTAGGAAACAGTTCATCATAAGTTTCAGCTTTGAGGCTTTTTTTAAATTCATCTAGGCAACAGCTACCGATTGTCAACTTGGTATGCCCTTCGCTGAACATAATTTCAAGTGCTTCCTTAACAACAAGCACGTCGTTAGCGATATACTCTCTTTCTTCTGGTGTTATATCACAGCCCGGATATCTAAGCCCTTCGTATTCCATGTCAAGCTTTTGGTGCTTCGTTCGGAAAGATTGACCAATCCGTTTGACAGAAAATGGTAGTAGCTTTAAGCTGTCGCGGAACTCGATGAACTTTCGCCCGACTTTTACAACGATACTATACCATTGGCCCATGTCACTAATGCTATATCGGACCGTGTTCGGTTCCATATCCCATTTTGAACGCCATACGATAGTCTCAGGATTTTTCCCGTCCCAATCGTAAGCCTGTTTTATATTTAAAACGTTGATGAGATAATCTAGCCAGAAAGCCCCGTCAAATTTTAGGTTGTGGTAGTAGACAATTAAATCAGCCTTTAAGCTTTTGAAGTATTCCCATTGCTGTTCAATGCTTCCGTCGATTCTAACATCTTCACTTCCTAATTCGACGGAAGCCGCCGCCCAAACTTGCGTGTCTGTCTGCCCTGAATAAACGGTTGTCTCGAAGTCTGCTACAAGATATTTATACCTCCGCTTGGCCATAACCCTGCATCTCCCCATACGCCGTTATTTCTTTATTTTCGTCCAGCGATAGTGGAGCACCCTTGATTATGCGTTGAAAGTCATGTAGCGCGGCATTTACTACTTGATTATCTTTGTACATTTGCACAACATACATTGCCTGATTTATTTCAACAGCGTGTTCTTCAAGTCTTGCGGCTACGACGTCACGGCCTTCTTCATCTATCTGGTTCCACAGCATTTCCATGAGTGCATCATTATGAATATTTGCTACGGCTTTGCGAGATGGGGACCACTTATCTAGCGGTGCGAAATGGCGGATATCTTGTTGAACCTGTTCCAGCACCAAATCTGCTTGGGACGGCAGATATGGCTGATTTTCTGGCTCTACCCACGTTCCAGCTTTCTTGGCAATGCCTTTTTCGGCGGCACGTCTGCGCTCTAGCTTGCGGCCCTCTTGGCCTGATAAAATTTCGCCTGTCTGCTCATCCAGATACAAGGCGCGTTTATATAACCGTTCAGGTGTCCAGCCTTTCAGGCGCATAACATCGCGCTTGGTAGGCTTTTTACCCTCTGGCAAAAATACGTCTGGATAGTCAAACTGAAAGCCACGTTTACTTGCATTGGTTACGAAATTATATATGCGACGTTGTTCGTGTTTGAATGCTTTTTCAAGGTCGGTTTTCTTTTTCTTAGCCATGAGAAACCCCCTTTGAGTTGCGCTCAAATATTTCCAACTGAATATGGGTTTTAACCCGCGCTAATGCCTTGCAGTCATCAGATATGCCGCAATCTTTACACACTACACCGCCGGGGCAATCTAACATTCTATAAGCAGTGTCGGCATATTTATACATTAGTTCTAATTTGTCCGTTGAAAAACTACTATAATCACTCATTGGAAACTCCCTTTTAAGGTATGGGCGGAGCCTAAGCCCCGCCCTTTTCCGTTTACACAAGCGAACAAGTGATGAAATACTTTCCCGAATAGTTGCGGGATTCTGCACGATACACGTCAACCACGATATCTTCGCCATCATCCTTGCAGGCTTCCCAGATATCCTGCAAAGTGCTGATAAAAGTAGTGGAACCCGTGGTGAATTTCTCGCCTTCCTTGTTGACAACGACGCACTTGTTGTATTCCTTGGATTCACTCTTGTCATTTTCGACGTGGAGCACGGCCCAATAGTCAATGTTCAGGGTGAAGTCACCGCCAGAAAGCAGTTCGTCAATCTTGGTGGCGTTCGTGAAGTCAGCCAGCTTGAGAATTTCGCGCTTCGTGAAGTCACGGGAAGCAGAAAGAAGTTCAGTCTTGATAGCCATAATTTAACCCCCCTTAGCGGTCTTCTCGACCTTGGTAGCAAGCTCCAAGAACTTCTGCTCATCCAGCTCGTAGAGGTCTTCGCGTACGCGCGTTCCAAGAGCCTTGAGGAACTTGCGGTCTTCGTTGTCATAAACTTCCGAAATGACAGCGTACGGATTCTTTTCCTTGGACAGGTCGCCGCTAACCACGATAGTGGTGTTATACGGCTCAGCGGTGTTGAGGTCGATTGCAAAAATGTCAACCTCAGTGGTGGTGATTGTGCGGGTGATGATACGCTTTTTCATTGTTTTTTGCTCCTTTACAGCATAAATTTTTTCGGGTGGACGGGAGTTGAACCCATCTAAGACGGTTCACCCGGTATCGGGGGCTTTAATGCCCCCGCTGTTGAAGCATTTCCTTTGTCCATACGCGCAATCTCGTTACGGCCATGCAGATTCTGCGAATTTTGCAAATCCCGCATTTACCACAACAAGAGTGGCTTGCTAATGCCTTAGCGGCGAAAGAGTTAATTTCTCTGAGGGTTTCTTCGTCTAACGCTTCTGCTTCTTCCTGCGTGAACAGCGTTTCTACCATGTAAAATCGCCCTCACCAAAAATACAACTAGCTTCAATTAGAGGAAGCGCATTTTCAATGATTAGAATGTCGACATAATCAGCGCATTGGTTTGCGTTGTTAGCTTCGAGAACATTTCGAACAGCTTGGACAAACTGTTGCATATAGAGTTTATCTAACATGGTTAATCACTATCCTCTCTAGCCAAGTAACCGTCAATAAAGGATATGGCGTTTTCAATGTCTCTACAAGCAGTTCTACAAGCACACGGATAAATACCACAAAGGGTACAATCGCTTGTCTGTATTTTTGATTGCGCGAATTTTAGGGCATTGCGCAATATGCGGGCCTCTATTACGTCACCTTTTACACCGTGACGAAGATACAATTTAATCATGGATTAACCCCTTTTACGAACCAATGGCTATGACGACATTATTGTTGGATAGGTTGACAATGACACGATATTCCTTGGTGATATACATTCCATACGGAATCTCTGAGGAAGATTCCCACCAAAAAATCGCGGCGGTAAAGTCTTGCGCATTATACGAAAGGATAGTAGGCACACCGTCATAGGCTATCGCGCGGTCAAGAATGTCTTGCCACCTATCACACTTTGCTTTTCCCGGATTGGCATAGACAGAATAAAGGTCGCGCGGTTCCTGGCCATATGCGCGGTTAAGGCGTTCTATGGCGGCTTTTTCATACTGTTTCATGCTAATTTGCTCCTTATAATTTGTAGTAGCCTTTTCCGGCCCCGACGGCCTTTTCAGGCCGTTTCGTCTTAATTTTCAAAGACTCATCAGGGGGCTTAAATATCGTCCGTTTCGCCGATTCTAAGGCGGCTCATAGGTTTAAACAACAGGTCAAGAACGTCATTATTGTCGTGAAGAAGCTCCATCGATAGGCCCTCACCAGCTTCGAAAATTTCGGTTCGATAGATGAAGTGTGGGCGAACGTGGCGGACGGCCTCGCAGTTGGTGACACTTAGCATTCGAGTGAAGCCGCTGAACTCAATGACTTTTTCAAGCCTCAGTAGTTCGGTGAATGACTGCACACCCACGGAAAACTCCCGGCCATTCCACGTGTCGATATCTACTTTGTACATTGTTGTTTGCTCCTTGTAGTTGGTAGTAGCCTTGCGGCCCCGACGGCCCGTAGGCCGTTTCGTATCAATTCTCAGATACTCATCAGGGGGCTTATTTATGCAGATACTTTTCTACCAGTTCATACTCATGGTCCGACAGCTCTTTATAATAGCCGTCGTAGCACTCACTGTTATAGGCTTTTGCGTATTCATCGGGAAATCTCTTGAGCGTGTTTACAACGTCCCAGAGGACTTTATAGCTGAATTTATACATTGTTGTTTGCTCCTTATTGTTGGTAGTAGCCTTTTTCAGGCCCCGACGGCCTTTTCAGGCCGTTTCGTCTTAATTTTCAAAGACTCATCAGGGGGCTTATACTATGCCGCACACCTCATAATCCCCGAGGTCAATTTCTCCGTTTTCATAATCAATCGTAACGCACGTGCTTTGAAACACATACTCAATGTCGTTGACCTTAAAGCGCACATGGCTTGCGTCTCCACTCGATTCTAGCAGAACAATGTCGCACACACTAGGGCCGAACCCAAACCACGATTGACAGGCATAATGACAAATGACGCGCGTTTCAGTTTTGTTAAATTCATTTTAAAATCTCCTTTAATTTATTTAATTGCTTCTGGGTTACACCCAAATTATAACAAAAATTTTTCGAAAAGTCAAGTCTTTTTTCAGC